TAGCTACTCCAAGCACAAGGCGTTGCAGAAGTTTTACGAAAACATTATTGACAGGGCAGACGCGTTTGCTGAAGCCTACCAAGGCCGTAAAGGTCTGATTGGCCCGATTGCCCTAGCATCAGCCAAAAAAACCAATAATGTTCTTGAATTTTTAGAAGATCAACTTGCCGAACTTGAAGTGATGCGTTACGATGTCTGTGACAAGACAGATGCGCCTTTACAGAATTTAATTGACGGTATTATTGAGCTATACCTAACCACACTCTATAAATTGCGCTTCTTAGCATAAGGAACCAATATGGCTGTTCTTCTTTCACCTGTAGGCGGCGTAGCGGCTCAATTTTTTGATAACGCTGGCAATGTATTGACCGGCGGCAAAATAGAAACGTATGCGGCGGGTACAACTACACCACAAGCTACTTACACAAGCTCGTTAGGCGTAACTTTTCACTCTAACCCGATTATTTTAGATGCTTCAGGCCGAGTGCTAGGCGGTGAAATTTGGCTAACGGACGGATTGCAGTATAAATTTGTTCTTAAAGACGCAAATGACATACTTATTGGCACATATGACAACATTGTAGGTATCAACTCCAACTTTGTTAATTTTGTTAATCAGCAAGAAATTCAAACGGCTACCGCAGGGCAAACGGTATTTACCCTAGCTACAACCAACTACGCTCCAGGCACAAACAGCCTGTCAGTGTTTGTAGACGGCGTAAACCAGTACGGCCCAGGCGCTCAATACGCCTACCTTGAAACCAATAGCACTACCATAACCTTTGTAAACGGACTGCACGTAGGGGCTTCGGTTAAATTTACTACATCGCAAGACAATAGCTCAGGCATTGGCGACGCTTCTCAAGTAGCGTACATCCCCGCAGGCGCAAACGCAGTAGCTACAACCGTTCAAACTAAACTGCGCGAAAGCGTGTCAGCCAAAGATTTTGGCGCGGTAGGCAACGGCGTAACAGACGATACGGTAGCGCTTAAAAATGCCTTTGATTACGCTATTCCCCTTGCTATACCTGTTGAGCTAGAAGGTAATTACCTCATTAGTGGCCCAATCCAACCCTACCTAGGCGTTGCATCTGGTAGTTTGCACATTGTTTGTAAAGGCAATGTAACTATTACAGTAGACCCGTCTGCGGCTGGCTTTAGTGATGTTTTGTATTTAGAATCAACCGCAATTAATAACGCATCTATTGTAGGCGGCTCGTTATCAATTAACGGATCTAACAAAGCTGGCCGCGGCATTACCATTCGGCACAACGGAGGGCAGGGCGGCAACGTAGTCATTTCTGCTCGGCTCAAGATTACAAACATTCTTGAAACAGATGCTGTGGCTATCCGAGGAAATGATGCCTTGTCTGTATTTGGTCGATACGAAACTGTAGTCATTGACCAACCTTTTGTTCAGAACGTAGACCGTACTAATCCTGCTGGAGCTACCAAGGGTATCTCGGTTTCTGTATTAGCTGGCACTTGCACTATCAACCAACCGTATGTGGAAAATGTGCTTTGCGTTTCTAGTGCTGGTGTTGATGCTGACGGTATATCTGTCTTTGGTTATCAAGCTGGTGGCGCAACTAGCGCAAGGCAAGGCACAATAATTATTAATGAGCCAACAATTATTAACTGCCAAGGCCGTAGCTTTAAAGGACAAATTTCTGATGTTGCCATTTACCGCCCTCGTGTTAAACGTACAGGCGCAGTAGTGGCAATTCAGCAAGGCAATGATTTTGACTTTCAACTTTCTGGTGAAGTATTGTTGCACGAACCCGTGTTCGAGTATTACGAGGATGGCGGGGTCAGCCCGTTTTCTGTTGCTGGAAGTTCCTTTAGCTCTGTAGTGTTTCAACAGACATTAGATGACCGAGAAATGTCAGGTCGTTCTATTGGCGGCACAATATATACTGAAGTGCAATGGTCTCGTTATTGTTTAGTAACTTTAAATGGAACAGCAAAAAATTCCGTAGCAGAGGTATCTGGGTTAAAAATTATTCCCGTTGGCGCATTTGCTTCTTCTGCGTTAAGTCGAGCCATTATGGAGATGCCGCAATTTAACTTTGTGGCATCTAAAACTAGTAAGACAAAACTTATTGTCCGAAACGTGGAAGGGCCATTTTCAAGTGTTAGAGGTATTGGATATACTGGGTATACAACAGGAGCTGTTAACACGAAGTTCTCTTGGCGGGTAACTGATTGCACTAGCACCTTATCTGCAACGTCAAACACCGTATTTAGTTCATTATCTGGCGTGGTCATCGGCGCAGTAGACACATTTCTTGTGCGGGACAATTACGGATTTAATGACCTTTTACCAGCGGCTAGTCAAGCCTTTAGTTTTGCTAAACTTGTTCCTGGGTGCAAGTTTTCAGTTGACCTTGCAACCTTAGTTTCTGTTACCAATGCCCCTGATTGGGGTACTAATGGTTACGCGTATATTGAGTGCTTGCAGCAATGGGCTACTGGGGACACAATAACTAAAGTGTATGTAAATGCCGCAGATAAACAATCAATGCGATTTTTTACTCGTAATGGCGGAACAAACTGGGCTTCTGAAACACTTTTCGGCGTATCCGCAGCTAATATTGCTTCTGTTGGTGCATTTATTAACACTCGCAACAAACTGTTTGGGCTGATGGTTTACGACACAACCAACAACCGAGTGATGGTAGCTAGTGGTTCGCTTCCAGCATCACCTTGGTACGTTGCCGATGGCTCCGCATCTGTCACCCCAGCTTAAAGGAATAAATCATGGCAGCTAGATTTTGGGTTGGCGGTACAGGCACTTGGGATGCCGTAAACACAGCTAACTGGTCGGCAACCTCTGGAGGCGCTGGCGGCGCATCTGTACCAACAAGCGCAGATAATATTACTTTTAACGCTAGTTCGGGCGGCGGCACCGTAGCTTTAGGCGCTGACGGTATTTGCACAATTATTGATTTTACAGGTTTTACAGGCACCATTGATTTTGTAAATACATATAAAATATCTTGCGTTTCTAGTGGGACAACAATAATAGCTGCGGGAACTACTGCAACTTTTTCTAATACGCCTCGGTTTGATTTAACATATAGTGGTGCGGTTGGCACAAGAACTATTAGTTGCGGTACTACGGAAGCAAACTCACCGTCTTTTTACATTACCGCTGGTACAGATACAATCGGCGCAATTTCAAGGTCAAAAACGCTAGACTTTACTGGGTTTGCTGGAACATGGGCTGGAAACTCTGTAATTTTTGGTGATTTAGTTATTTCTACGGGTATGACGATTACATCAAGCGCTAATAACATTTGGTTTGCTGCGACTTCTGGAACACAAAAAATTACCACAAATGGAAAACTATTTGATTGTTTAGTCAACTTTGGTTTTGCTAATACCGGTGTTGCAACATATGAATTGCAAGACAATATGACTGTAGGTGTTACTAGAACCACTACTTTATGGAATGGAACGCTTGACTTAAAAAACCTTACTTTAAGTACTGGGTTGTTCAATAGTTCAGGGACTAGGACTAGAGCGATTGCTTTTGGTACTGGAAACATTACAACAACTGGATCAGGCACAGTTTGGAATACCGCTACGCTGACAGGCTTTAGCCGCACAGGTACGCCAACCGTTAATATTTCTAACAACTCAGCTACCGCAGCCACCGTATCAACAGGCGCAATGACTGAAGCTCAAGCGTTAGACTTTAACTACACTACTGGCACTTACGCTCTTACGGATACTGCATCAGTTTACAGGTCTGTTAATTTCACAGGCTTTGCTGGAACATTATCTAATTCTGTACGAACTATTTTTGGTAGCTTAACTATTTCTAGCGGTATGACTTTAACGGCTGGCACGTCCGCAACCACGTTTGCAGCCACTTCAGGCACACAGCAGATCACTACCAACGGTAAAACACTTGATTTTTCTATTACCCAAAACTCACCAGGCGCTACTGTACAGCTACAAGACAACCTGACAATGGGTTCTACTCGTCAATATACATTAACAGCGGGCGCGTTAAATTTATCTGTCGGCAATCGCACGTTAAGTTGTGGATTTTTTAGCTCATCAAATAGCAATACTCGTTCTATTGCTTTTGGTACAGGAAACATTACGGTTACAGGTAGTAGTGCAACCGTTTGGACTACAGCAACGGTTACAAATCTTACTGTAAGTGGAACTCCTACGGCTAATTTTACTTCTGCCGCAGTTACTGGGACAAGAACAGTTACTCTTGGCACTTTGGCTGAAGGTAGCGCTTTTAATGTAAATATTACCGCAGGCACTGACACCTTTACGTTTACTTCTGGCGGCACGGTCAATAACGTAAACTTTACAGGCTTTACCGGCGCCACTAATGGTGGCCCCGTGGTGTATGGCAATTTTACTTACGGCACAGGTATGACTACGGTTGTTTCGGCGGGCGGCACAAGCACCTTCTTTTCGGCTACGAGTGGTACAAAAACGATTACTACTAATGGCGTAACTTTTAATCGAAACGTTACTTTTAACGGTTTAGGTGGTACTTGGAATTTTACAGACGCGTTAACAATGGGTTCTGTAAACACAATCACCATTTCCGCAGGAACTGTTAACTTTAAAAACGGTACCACAAATACAAGCCCAACTTGGGTTATTGCTGGAACTGCCGCTAATCAAGTAAGAATTGGTAGTACGCTTGCAGGTAGCCAAGCTACTTTATCGCAAGCATCAGGAACAGTTAGCACCTCTTATTTAACTGTTCAAGATAGTAATGCTACTGGCGGGGCTACATGGAACGCATTTGTCGATCAAGAAAACGTAGACGCTGGTAATAATGACGGATGGGATTTTGGAATTTCACCCATCGTAGGTAGTTACGAGTACACTTATCAACTAAGGTCTTTTACCCAACCTCGGAGATTTTAAAATGACAATGAATATTAAAGCCGTAACTACGTGTTTTGGCTACCAACAAATTACCAATTTAAGCGCATCCGTTGGCTTAACTATTCCAACCACAGCCCCAGACGGCCTTAACGCCAAGCCTGTATTTGCGTTAATTATTGCTGAAGGCGCTCCCGTGCGCTGGCGTGATGATGGCACAGCCCCGACCGCTTCGGCTGGTATGCCTTTGCCTGTCGGCGTACCCCTTCAATATGATGGTGATTTGACTAAAATTCGTTTTATCCAGCAATCAGCTAGTGGCATTTTAAATATTTCTTACTATAGCTAAGGGTTTATCATGGCTTTGACAAAAGTAGATTATGCGATGCTTAAAGATGGCGCTACAAGCGTCAAAGCGTACGGCGCTATAGGTAACGGCGTAGCAAACGACACATCAGCCATTCAAGCAACTATTGATGCTGTTACTGTGACAGGCGGCGTTGTGCTTGTACCTGTTGGCACATATTTAATTAACACTGTAAATATGAAAAGCAACGTATATATGTTTTGCGAGCCAGGCGTTGTCTTTAATAAAACGCCAGGTACTTTAAGTGATGACAATAATGCGTTTAATTTTTATGGCAGCACGACTGCAACAGCCTCCAATTTAGCGTCTAATGTAAGTATCGGAGCTTTAAATGTAACCGTAGGTAGCGCAACAGGTTTTAATGTTGATGATTGGTGTTTAATACGTGATAACGTTTATATATCAGGGTCTGCTGGGCGAAATCAAGAAATTGTACAGATTAAATCTATTGCAGGCACCACAGTTAACTTATATTCAAATACTATTGGTGCGTATACAACTGCTCAATCTGCTCAATTAGTAAAAATATTACCTGTTGAAAATGCAACGCTTGACGGCGGCGAAATTGTTGTGCCTATTGGAACTACTAACGGTGGTGGCATATCAACTAAATTGTGTGTAAACGGTGCAATTAAAAATGTTAATGTATACAACGCACAAGATAATCCTTCTGTCGCTGTTTACGAAAGTTATAATTTTGATGTTGACGGAAATTCGTGTTTTAACGGCCAAAATTTAACTAGCGGTGGTTACGGTTACGCTTTTTCAATTGGTGGATCGTCGCACCACATTCGCGTAACTAACAATCATCAACAAAGCGTCCGTGAGTCTAGCATTACAAACCGAGCAAGATTTGTTGTATTTGCAAACAATACGGGGTTATATAGCTATGACAACTTTGTAAATACGCACGGTTCAGGTTGCGAAAACATAGTAATAGCCAACAACACGTTTAGCGGCGCAAATCAAGGAATAACCGTTGGTTTTGGAACCCATACCGCTGGGGATAAAAATGTTTTAGTAACAGGAAACGTTATATCAGATACATATGGCGGCGGTATTTCTGTGACGGCGCCAGTTGGTAAAGAGCATACAAATATAGTTATATCAAATAACGTTATAACAAACCCATGTATTTCTATAACTACTCAATGTATGGCTTTTTCTGAAGTTATTGGCGGCGCTTGCGTAAACAATTACATAGACGCTAACAATAGCGCAAACGCTACCCACGGCATACTATCTAGCGATTGCACAAACATAAATATACGAAATAACTCTGTATTAAATTTACCCTCTGGATTTGGAATAACTAATCAATCATCTGACAATGTAGTAATTTCGGAAAATACAGTGCGCAATGTAGTTTCATTTAATTATCGTGTTTTTAGCACAACAAAAAATGCGTATGTATCTAATAATTATTCTGACGATACTTTAGTACAGTTTCAAGGATATTTAGTAACTGCGGGAAGTTTTGTAATTGGGCTTCAATATAAAATTGTAAGTATTGGCACAACTGATTTCACCTTAATTGGCGCTACGGCAAATACTGTAGGTCTTTATTTTGTGGCTTCAGGGGTTGGTACTGGTACTGGCACCGCCGATTCTGTGTCAGAAAGCCCAAATGTTTTTGATAACTCATTTCAAATTTTTAATGGTGTTGTTAGCTATGACCCTCCTAGTTTAAATGACGGCGATGGAGCTACAACAACCATTACGGTAACTGGCGCTCGGTTAGGCGATTTTGTAAGTAGGGTATCTTTTAGCAATAACTTACAAGGAGTTATTTTAAACGCTTGGGTTTCATCTACAAATACTGTCAGTATTCGTTTTCAAAATGAAACGGGCGGTGTTATTGATTTAGCGTCGGGCGTACTTCGCGTTCAAGTATTTGATGTATTTAATTGACCGCTTGACGGATTAGAATTTAAAGAATATATTTTGTAACAATCGTACTGGTGCGATACACCAGGGTTTCTTAGGGAAACATTGAAATGGACGAAAGTCAAGAAGTAGTACCAGCGGAAGTATCCGCGCCAGAGCAGGTGGCAACGGCTGCACCTGAAGCTGAAGAAGTAGCGCCGGAAGCAGTAGAACCCGCAGCAGAAGCACCCAAGACCTTCTCACAAGAAGAATTGGATGCCGCTATCGGGAAACGACTTGCTAGAGAGCAACGTAAGTGGGAAAGAGAACAGGCCGCTAGAGCCGCTGAAAAGCAGCTTAAAGCCCCAGCCGAAATCCCGCCGATTGAGCAGTTTGCTTCACCTGACGAGTACGCCGAGGTTTTGGCTGAAAAGAAGGCAGAAGAATTGCTTGCTAGGCGTGAACAAGCTAGGATGCAGTCTGAGATCATTGAGTCCTACCACGACAGGGAAGAAGAAGCGCGGAATAAGTATGACGACTTTGAACAAGTCGCCTACAACCCCAAGCTCCCAATCACTGACGCTATGGCTCAAACGATCCAAGCTTCTGATATTGGCCCCGATATGGCTTATTACCTAGGGTCTAATCCGAAAGAAGCGGAGCGTATTTCTCGTTTAGCGCCACTCCAGCAGGCCAAAGAATTAGGGAAAATTGAGGCTAAATTAGCTGATAACCCAGTTGTAAAAAAGACTTCGAGCGCGCCAGCACCAATTGCTCCTGTCACGGCGAGATCCTCTGGATCGCCTAGTTTTGATACGACTGACCCTCGTTCTGTAAAGAACATGAGTACGTCAGAATGGATCGAAGCTGAACGCCAAAGACAGATCAAGAAGTGGGAAGCGCAGAGAAACCGCTAATTATTACTTTTTAAGGACTTAATATGTCAAATTCGATCTTAACCATCGACATGATCACACGTAAGGCTCTCGAGATCCTCGAGAACAACCTCGTGCTGACACGTAACGTAAACCGCCAGTATGATGACTCCTTCGCTGTTGAAGGCGCCAAAATTGGCTCCACCCTCCGTATTCGTCTACCAGACCGCGCTTTGGTTACTGACGGTGCTGCCCTGCAAGTTCAGGACGACAACGAGCAGTTCACCACTTTGTCGGTTAATAGCCAAAAGCACATCGGCGTAAACTTCACAACTGCTGAATTGACTATGCAGTTAGATGACTTCGCAGAGCGTGTTCTGAAGCCACGTATTAGCCAGTTGGCATCGTCTATCGACGCTGACGTAGCTAATAGCTACCGTACCATTTTCCAATCCGTTGGCACACCTGGTACCGTTCCTTCTACTTCTTTGGTGCTGTTACAAGCGCAACAGAAGCTGAACGAAGCTGCTGCCGTAATGTCCCCACGCTATGCGACTGTTAACCCAGCCGCTAACGCTGGCTTGGTTGAAGGCATGAAAGGTCTGTTTAACCCAACAGACACAATCAGCCGTCAGTTCAAGAATGGCATGATGGGCATGGGCGTATTGGGCTTTGAAGAAATCAACATGAGCCAATCCATTAAAGTTCACACCACAGGTACACGCGCTGCTGCTACAACCGTTAACGGTAACGTAGCTCAAGGTGCAACTACCCTGAACTTAACTGGTGGTGCTAACGAAGTTCTCAACGCTGGTGACGTGTTCACTATCGCTGGTATCTTCTCTGTTAACCCACAAACCCGTGAATCAACCGGTTCCTTGCAACAGTTCACCGTATTGGCTACTAACACCGCTTCTGGTGCTGGCGCCTATACCGCTGTTCAAGTTAGCCCAGCGATTTTTGACGCCACTAGCGCACTTGCCACTGTAACCACACTGCCAACCAACGGTCTGACTTTGACCTTCTTGGGCGCAGCGTCTACTGGCTATGCACAGAACTTGGTATACCACAAAGATGCGATCACTTTTGCGACCGCTGACTTGTTGTTACCACAGGGTGTAGATATGGCTTCACGTCAAGTTCACAACGGCATCTCGATGCGTATTGTTCGCCAATACGACATCAACAATGACCGTATGCCTTGCCGTATTGACGTACTCTATGGCTACAGCACGATCCGTCCACAAATGGGCGTTCGTATCTGGGGTTAACCCTAAATGTCCCCGCTACGGCGGGGGCTTTTTAACATTTATTTTTAAAGGAATTTATCATGGCTCTCCCAAATGGTGCAGGTGGTTATCAATTAGGCGACGGTAATATCGGCGAAGCGCAATTATTTGTGCAAGGCGCTCCAACTCTTTTATCTGGTGACGTAACAGTTACTGCTGCTCAGTTATCCAACGGTCTATTCACAGTAGATCCTGCGGCTGACATCACAGCAACTTTGCCAACCGTAGCTTTGCTTGAAGCTGACGTTAGCAGCGCAGAAAAGATTAACGCTGCGTTTGACTTTGCAGTAGTTAATATTGACGCAGGTTTCCAAGTAACTTTTGCAATTGGTACAGGCTGGACAATCGTAGGTAATGCAATTGTTCTCGAAGGTACTTCTGCTCAGTTCCGCGCCCGTAAGACAGGTGCAACAACTTGGACTTTGTATCGCATTGCTTAATGTAATATCCCCGCTTCGGCGGGGTTTTTAAAGGAAAAATCATGTCAAATACTAAAGCCGTAGGTGTTGCTTTTGCTGACCCGTTAGTAGAAAACGTACAGTTTCAAGCTTTCACCGTAGCGCAGTTGCCTGCCGCTTCCGCTGATATTCTTGGCACACGTTCAGTAGTTACCAATTCCAACGCGGCTTTAACCGCTGGTATTGGCGCTGTCGTTGCTGCTGGTGGTTCAAACGTTGTACCAGTTTTTTGCGATGGTACAAACTGGCGTATTGGGTAATCTGATGGGGGACTTCGGTTCCCCAACTAACTATGCACATATACTTATCACACCCCGTTCACGGTACTAAAGTGGCCTGCTCCGATATGGAAGCAGAATTTGATGAACAAAACGGTTGGGAACGCTATAATGTAGACACACCAGTGCTTGCCGCTGAGGTGGTCGAAGTTGTGGCTGAAGAACCAGTTGCTATCGAATTAGTTGCAAACGCGCTAAAACCAAAGACACGACGTAAATCTGCTTAAGTAAAGGGTAGCTATGACCACGGCTAACGAACAAATCAACGGCGCCTTGCGCTTACTAGGTGTGTTAGCCGAAGGCGAAACGCCCTCTGCCGCTACGTCACAGGACGCTTTGGCGGCCTTAAATCAAATGATCGACAGTTGGAATACCGAGCGTTTGTCGGTGTTTTCGACCCAAGATCAAATACGTACATGGCCTGCTGGCAGTATCAGCCAAACCCTTGGCCCAACAGGATCGCTAGTCGGGCAGCGCCCGGTCTTGATTGACGACGCAACGTATTTCCGTGATGCAGCAACCAACATCTCGTATGGCATCAAACTAATTAACCAACAACAATACAACGGTATTGCCGTTAAAACCGTCACGTCTACCTATCCCCAGGTTATGTGGGTCAACATGACCTTCCCTGACATTGAAATGTACGTGTACCCCGTACCTATCAAACCGCTTGAGTTTCACTTTATTTCCGTAGAACCGCTGATGTCCGTACCGAGCTTATCGACCGACATCACCATGCCACTTGGCTACCTACGGGCGTTTAAATACAACCTCGCCTGCGAGTTTGCGGCTGAGTTTGGGGTTGAGCCTAGCCAACAGGTTTTGCGCGTCGCTATGACCTCTAAACGCAACCTGAAGCGTATTAACAACCCAGACGACATCATGGCCCTGCCATACAGCTTGGTTGGCACACGTCAGCGCTTTAATATCTACGCAGGTAACTTCTGATGAAAACCCCGATTTTGGGGCAGGCGTATGTAGCCCGTAGCGTAAACGCCGCAGACAATCGGATGATTAACCTGTTCCCCGAGGTTATCCCCAACGAAGGCAAAGAGGCGGGGTTTCTTAACCGCGCCCCTGGCTTACGTTTGCTTGCTAGTGTTGGCTTTGGCCCTGTACGTGGATTGTGGACGTTTAACAACGTAGGCTACGTAGTGTCAGGCAATGAGCTATACCGCATTGATAGCGCCTACACCCCTACACTAATTGGTGCCGTAGCAGGTACTGGCCCCGTGTCAATGGCTGACAACGGTACGCAACTGTTTATCGCTGCCAATGGCCCTAGCTACATCTACAACTCGGTGACGTTGGCGTATGGCCCCATTACAGACGTAGACTTCCCTGGCGCAGTCACCGTATCGTACTTGGATGGTTACTTTACCTTTAACGAGCCAAACAGCCAAAAGATATGGGTGACAAGCCTACTTGACGGCACATCCATTGACCCGCTTGACTTTGCCAGCGCTGAAGGCTCACCTGACGGCCTTGTAGCCGTTCTCGTCAACAACCGTGAAGCATGGCTGTTCGGTACGAACTCCATCGAAGTTTGGTACGACGCAGGTACGCCTGACTTCCCTTTGGCTCGTATTCAAGGCGCATCCAACGAGATTGGTTGCGTTGCACCATATTCTGTAGCCAAGTTAGACAACTCGCTGTTCTGGCTTGGGCAAGACGCTCGGGGTCGTGGCATTGTGTACCGCAACAACGGCTACACAGGCGTACGCGCGTCCAACCATGCGATTGAGTGGCAGATTCAGTCCTACGGCAATATCAGCGATGCGATTGCCTACACTTACCAGCAAGACGGTCACAGCTTCTACGTATTGACCTTTCCAAGCGCAGACAAGACTTGGGTGTACGACGTGTCTACTCAAGCGTGGCATGAACGTGCAGGCTGGATTAACGGCTCGTTTACCCGCCACCGTTCCAACTGCCAGATGTCGTTTAACGATGAGATCATCGTAGGCGACTTTCAGAACGGCAACATTTACGCCTTTGATCTTGATGTGTACGCCGACAATGGGCAGATTCAAAAGTGGCTGCGTTCATGGCGCGCTATTCCTAGCGGTCAGAACAACCTCAAGCGTACTGCCCAGCACACCATGCAGTTTGATTGCGAAACGGGCGTAGGGTTAAACCTAGGTCAAGGCAGCGATCCGCAGGCTATGCTGCGCTGGTCAGACGATGGCGGTCATACGTGGTCTAGCGAACATTGGACAAACTTAGGGCGCATCGGTAACTACGGGCGCCGGGCGTTCTGGCGTCGGCTTGGCATGACGCAAAAGCTACGTGACCGCGTGTACGAGGTGTCAGGCACCGATCCAGTCAAGATCGTCATTCTTGGCGCCGAACTGCAAATAAGCCCAACTAATGCCTAGCCCGTTAAACATTACATCTATCCCAGCACCGCGTACGCCGCTGACGGATCCCAACACGGGCTTACTGTCGCGGGAATGGTACCGATTCTTTTTTAACCTGTTTAACTTAACAGGCGGGGGTACTAGCCCCACTAGCCTTACAGACTTGCAGGTAGGGCCACCGTTTGCTACCGTGGATGAGGTCAACAACTCCACCGACGTTAAAATCCAAGGGTTTGCCACTAGCCCTTCGCAAGACGGGTTACTAGCGCAAATTGCCGAATTACAGAAGCAGGTGCAAACCGCTGAACTCAGCGCTGAAGCAGCCACTAATGCGCTACAGGCGCAGATTATGAACCTGTCCACGGACGTGCAAGCTTTGGCAAGCGCCCCTGCGGCTACGCCTCAGCTTAAACGCGCTCGGTACGGGTCGTTCTATGACACCACCACGCAGACGGGGTTGATTGTTAATACGGCTAAAGCCATTACGTTTAACAGCACTGACTTGAGCAACGGCGTGTACGTTGGTACGCCGACGTCCCGCATCTACGTAGACAACGAAGGCATATACAACTACGATATGTCGTTTCAGCTAGATAAGACTAGCGGCGGCGTAGGTAATTTTTACATTTGGTTTAGGCTTAACGGCGTAGACGTACCCAACAGCGCTAGCTATATACGA